ATTCGTCGTAGTCCAGCATCCGTTTCATAGACATGATTTTGCCTACCGGGGGGCAGGGGCCGAAGCCCCTACCCCACCAGCAGAACTACGCCGAAGTGATTGCGGCGATTACGCCGTGGGCAGCTTCGTTATTCACTTGAAGCCCCCATTCCTTCAGTACCATCCGCTTATCGGCGTCCCCCGTCCTGGCCAATTCCTCGACGGTGTAGGGCCGCAGAGAGGCAATCTTCACCTCGTCTGGGTCGATCAAGAACGCCCAGTTGTTCATCAGCGATCCGGCACCTTCGTCGATCACCGATGTGAAGAATCTGTTCGGCACAACGGAGAGATTCCCGAAGTCGCTAACATAAATGTCTGCGGCTCCGATAATCACTGACGGCTCTGCGCCGTCCACATTGTACCGGGCGGAAGCGATACCGCTGAAGGCGCTCACAGCAGTCTTGTTGAAAGGCCCGACCATCAGCATCGACGGCTCGCCACCATTCTCGTAGCACGACTGCATGGTGCTTTTCAACATTGTTTCTGTGAACGCTGTGGGAATGTCGAAAGACTTCCACACCTGTGCCGCACCCGTCGGAGTTGAACCCGAATAGCTGGGCTTGGTCGCGGTGTTTTCGACAACATTCGTTTTCAGCCATCCAGGGAACCCAGCGGTAACGCGGGCTGTCGCGGTCGCACCAACAACAGCCCCAACGCCATTCAGCAACGCAGCTACTTCGACGTTGCGCTTGAGTTCCTTGGCGGCTTTCGCCGCCTGATAACCGATCTCTGAAGCGCGACCGGCCTTTCGCACCCGCTGCTCAGTGCCAGATATGATGAAGTCCACCATATTGATCTGGCAGTAATTGCCCAGGCGAACGGTTGGTGTGACTGCCGTGAATGCCGACAGATCCTGACCTTCGACTACGGGCGTTGCACTAGCCGTAGCGAGGCTGTCAGTCTGCCACTCGAAATACGTGTTGTCTGCGTCCCTCGACCCGGTGTTGCTTTGGAAGGGCGTTGTCGTCGGGCTGATGTCAGAGATCAGATCGCTGAGATCCTCCCGAATGCCTTTCGCGTCATAGGTAAGGAACGTATCGGTAATTACCGCCATCGTTTATCTCCGGTTAATCCGTAAGGATCTCAGCAAACAGAGCCGCTGCGTCATCGACCTTGCCGGTCTGTTTCAGCTTGGCTCTCGCCGCTTTCGCCTTACGGGAGCGCACTCGGCGGGATGTCTCTTTATTCCCGCCCTTCACGCTGCCGATTTTTGATTTGGCCGCAGTGATCTTGTCGCCATTCGTGAGTTCTCTATAGCGCATCGCATCGCGTAGCACGACCAACGCCCTATGATCGTAAAGGTGGTCGAGTTCGTTCTCGCTGAACCCGATACCTATACCAAACTCAAACAGCTTGCGCTGCTCATCGGCTTGTAGATCGCCATTGGCCCACTCGGGAATTTTCTCCAACGCCAGACCCATCTCAACCTCCCGGCGCTCTTGCAGTTTCTTATTGTTTTCAACAGCAAGAAGTTGTTGCATACGCGCCTGTTCGGCCTGCACCGCCTCTATCTCACCGGCCCTCTGTTGCTCAAGGTATTTGAGTTTCAGAAACTGGACAGGATTCTCTCGCTCAAGAGCGTCCCAATCCATGTTTGGCGGCTTGTTGGCGGCTTCCATCTGTTTATGGAGTTGATTCAGTACCCCTTGGTATTGCTGGTACGTCTGGCGTAGAACCGCCTCTTGAGCGGGCACTTTCTGGATTCGTTCCTCCAGTGTTTTCCGCTCCTGGGCAAGCTCTTGCTGCCGGTGTGTGTATGTCGCCCTGCGCTGGTATCCGCTAATGAGTTCATCAAGCGGAACCTCTGATGTCTCGCCATCAATAGTGACGGCATACAGAGGCGCATCGCTATCCGAGGATTCATCCGGTTCGACAGCATCCGGCTCATCCACCACCGAGTCATCGGCTAACTCGGCATCCTGTTGTGCTACATCCGAAGAATCCGTCGAGGGTGGCTCTTCCTTGGAAGAATCCCCTTCGGGTAGCTCTTCGGGTCCGGTGAGCATCTGAGCTAACGTGTCCTCAATTTCACCCATAGAGCGTGGGCCAGCTTGTTTCGTACCGGCTTCGCTCATCACTTCCTTCCTTTTCTGGTTTTTTTGTGCGACTGATCCATAGTCCAATCAGCTACCAATGTTCGCAACCCACGCAGTACCTCGTCAAGGGCGCGACCTTGATAATAAAGGCTCTCGCGGGTCTCGGTTTGGTCGAAATTAGTCAGATTCCACTGCGTGAGGATGCCCGCCCTTACGCTACCAATAACCTCCATGAAAACCTCGTCCTCAAGGATTTCCTTGGCACGGCGTCCTTTTTGGTCAGTGCCCAAATCCATTTAGAGTCCTTCCTTGAGACTCGACTTGATAAGCTCAAGATCGACATCATCCTCAAATTTCGATTCTGCCTGGAACTCCCGTATCGCCAAGTCACCAGCGATTCTAGCCGATTCGCGCTCGTCCAACTGCTGCTGCTTCATCGCCGCAAGCTGGATCTTCTGCTCGTCTATCGCTGTACGCGCCTGGATATCGGCCATCTGCGCTTGTGCGAGCAACTCTTCCGGTGACGGTTTCGGCGGCTGCGGAGGCGGCGGCTCGTAGTCGAGCGGTAGCGGCTTGAAGAACTGGTTTGAATCGGGATAGCCGCTGATCTCCAACATTTTAGACATCGTATTCCTGATCTGGCCCAACCCGACCAGCGGGTTGTTTGGCCCAAGTTTCTCCAACGCTTCCTGCTGGCGTACCGCAACCTGATTCAACACGGCAAGCCGTTCGTCGGTCGTGCCGATACCCAGCCCGACATTCACGCTGCAATCCATAGTCGAATCCCAGACACGGGGATCGACAGGAACCCACTCGTCGCGCAACCGAACCACGCGCTCCTGATCCTGGTGCGTGATGACGAGCTTGAGTACGCCCTTGAACATTCGCTTGAAACTATCAGCGAACAATCGCGCCATCATCTCCAGATGCTGTTCGGCACCTTTTATCGTGGCGGTCACAGCAGCCCGGGTAGTCGATTGCAGCACATCGGGGTCCAGCCCCTGCGATGCGGCTGTCTGGCCGGTGCGAGATTCTTTCATGCTGTCGAGATACTGGATCATCGGGAAAGCGTCCTTGCCCAGGAACGGCACATCCAACTGCTGCACCATGCCGGGCTGACGCATTCTGATGATCGAACCGACTTCCGGGTTCAGAACATCGTCGATATTGACCATGCCTTCTACCACGCCGGTCCTCGGGTACAGCGCAAACGAAAGGCTGTCGAGCATACCACGCAGAACTGCGCTTTTCACGCGCTGGATGTCTTTCGTCAGATCGGCAATATCGCTACCGAAGAAAACGTGCGGTTCCGGGTCGCAAGCGAACATGGCGAACGGAATCGAATCCGCCGTTTCGTTGTTAACGACTTCGTAGTTGTTGCCGACCGTGCAAACGCGCCTTAGTTCGGATATCCCATCACCATCATAATCGACGTAGCACCACGCCTCGACATACAAAACGCGCTTGCGCTCATACGCAGATACCGGACCCGGCACATCGCTGTCGGCGTAACGCGCCCAGTATTCATCGTTATCGGTGAACGCGAACTCGTCGGACAGATGATCGTCCAGCATATCACGGTCATAGCCGAGTGCGACCAGATCGGATACGGTCGCCATCGTGCGATGGCCGACGACCTGTGCATCGTCCAGCGAGGTCGCGGCTGCATCCACGAAGAACTCTTCGGGCGGCATCGTTTCAATCTTGACCTGATTGCGCTTGCGTCTGCGCTTGATCTCGACATCGTAAATCTGTGGGACTTGCTGACCCTGTGCTTCCATCATTTGGGCTTGTTCTGGCGGTATGCCGGGTGCTGGTCGCCCTTCGACCGACACGGCTTCGACGCCATCTTCTTGCAGGATCAGGCCAAGCGCACCCTCATCCAGACCCTCAAAGCTGTGGGTATGAACTTCGATGCTGTCGTCCCACCACCACTTCACGAAGCCGCCCTTATTCATCAGCGCGTCCTTGAACACGCTATAGAATATCCCTATCGCATCATTGTCCTGTCTGACGATGTAATTCAGATAGTCGGTCGCCTGTTCGCTCATTGCCATATCGTTCGCGTTGCGCGGCACGAACTCGACCACCTTCTCCGAACCGAAGAAGACGCGCATCATGGATGGCAACACAGCTTGCACGGAGTCGCGCACATCGCGGCTGACGACCTGGGATCGGCCATCGACCTCGTTCCCGAACGGATCACCGCGATAGTATTTGGTGGATTCTGCCCGAATAGGCGAGATGTCGTCGTCTATGTACTGGATCGCGTCAGAGATGTAGGAGGCGACTACGGATTGTAGCTCGCCGTCGCTCATCCCGACGCCAGCTTCGGTTTCAGCTTCGTCTATGTAAGCCAATAGCTCGTCATCCCGAAAGATTCGTGTGGCACCCTACGCGGGGCAGGGGCCGAAACCCCCACCCCACTTAGGTCGTACAGTTGCTCTGGTCGCGTCGGAACTTGTCAGGGCCGGACTGAGTACCCGGTTGGCCTAACTGGCGCGAACCTCTCGGCGGTGCAAAATCACCGCACCAAACTCCTCAGATGTATGGGGAGCAGGGGACATACCCTCCTCCCTCTCACACCGCCCAAGCACTCGGCAGAGGTGAGCCTCCCCCTGGATTCCAAGTAGGCCGTGCTTCAGACTACAGGCTGCCTTTTACTCACCCACACCAACCCTGTGATTTAGGGGCACCGTTCACGGCCTGGGCAAAGACCGCACCTCACCTGTGGTCGTTTAAGATAGCCCATAAGACCACCATCCCATCGGGCCAGCCCCCTAAACCACCCCCACCAAATTCCGCTTAATCTTACCCATATGACTACCCGCTCGTCCACCCATCGCGGTCCCGGCATCGGACGCAAACGTCAAAACGAAGGCGTCCGCACTGTCGGGTGAGGCGACACCCCTGCGCTTCAGATCGGCTTTCGCTTCGATCTTCACTCTGCCGTTAGATGTATAGTTGTAACGCACCGTAGTCAATTCTGTTTTCAGCAACTCGTCTTTCGGTATCCGCACATCGCGGCCTTCCAACCAGCTTTTCGCTTTGTACCAGAGTTCGGCACGAAGGTTCAGGTAATGCTCGCCCATCGCCGGACTTTCGCTGACGTTGATCGCGTAAGCTGGCAGACCAAGCTCGCGCAACCTGTCGGCCACGCCCGCGCCCAGCCCGATGGCGTCCACGAAAATCTCGGTGGGCTTTTCGTCGCTCGTGTCGTATTCGGCCTTGATCGCGCCGGTTAGTTGCATCGTGTCCAGATTTCTCCACAACCTAATCGGCTCCGTGACGGCGTTCCCCTTTCGCTTACAGAGCGCGGACGCATCGGCACCGAACCGTGCGACATCGACGCCCCAGACAGTCGGCCCGAACTTGGTCGGCTCCACATCACGGCTGATCGCGTCAGCTACGAGTTCCTGGGAGATAACGGTATCGTCATCGCCTCTCGGGAACTCGCCCAGCACCCTGACGCGGTAGGTATTCGACTCCTCGCCGTAGCGCAGTCGGCATTCTTCGACGTAGTCGTCCGATACTCTCGACGTATTCTCACACGATATGTGGAAAGTTTTCCACCGATCAGCGAGTTTGTGGAAAGTATCGTAGAAATAGCCGGTACTCCTGATCGGGTTACCGGCCAACACCATCGAAGCGTGATGCGCCGACATCGAGCCGCCAGCCGCCTCGTAGACAGCTTCCGGTACGCCACTGGCCTCATCGCAGATAAGCAGAACGTGGTCTGCGTGAACACCCTGCAACGCATCGGGCTGTTCGGCCCTGCTGGTTTTTGCGGTTATGAAGTTGCGTTCGGGATCAGCAATCAATTCTATGCGGTCGGATTTGACGTTGAACAGATCACGGAAACCGGCTGGTGCTTGTTTCAGCCATGATTTCGCTTCCGGCAGCAGTGCATCATGCAACTGCGCTGACGTAGGGGCGGTAATCACGACCTTAGCATGGTAATGCGTACCGATCCACCAGAGTGCGAGCCATGACAAGCAACTCGTCTTGCCGACACCATGACCTGACCTAATACTGATCCCGCGATTCTCTGCTGCTACCGCAGCCATGACCTCGGCTTGCCACGTATCCGGCGTAGCGCCCAGCATTCCCTCGACGAACAGGGTAGGGTCTGCCCGCATCTCTTCAATGGACGCCTCGTAGTTCACCGATCAATAGCTCTGGTAATTAGCAGGATTATTTCGGAGTGAGGGTGGCGCTAGAATCCCGCAATCGTCGTGAACGGCCTTCCACTTTTCGGCCCAGATATCGAAATCGCTGGTAATATCGTCACCCACCCCGATTACCTTGCCACAGTTATGGCATCGCCCAGTATACCGGGCCTTCATCGTGCCAAGAAATGGCGGTCGCTTATCGCTGCCGTGACTTTCGACAGGGTATGCCATCTACCTTATCCTAAAAGCCATGACAGAACTGACCGGATCCCTCCTGATTCTCTCTCTGGCAGGTGGATCGGGGGTTTCGGCGGTTTCGTCAGGGTGCCCCACCTTCACAAACAAACGCCATGTATCGGACTGCTTACGGGGTGGGACGGCCTTGGCATGGGACCGAAAGGCCATGAGGTGTTTCTCTGCCAGCTTCCTGCTGCCGTATACCTTGAGCGTCATCCAGCCCACTGGCAGCAATACCTGGACCTCTTTGCCACGAACCCTATAAGGCATCGTTGCTGATCACTCAGCTTTCTTCTTCAGCGATGGGTACTTCTTCTCGACGGCCCGCCTGACCTTCGACTGCTCGCCATCCGTGCCGTGGGCCGCGACCATAGCCAGTGCCATTCGGGCGTGATTGAGATCGTTGATCGGGTAGGCTCGCTGCCTGGGAAGCGCAAACGACGAGTCCTTCATCCGCTTGCGCTGTTTCGTGGTGAGTTTTGCCATCAGTATCCCGCAGTGCGTTTCGCTATCTGCGCCTCTCTATCACTAAGCGCACCGCGACGTCTGTTAGGCTGGCGTCCGACCGACATCGCGGCGGTCTGCCGTGCCATCTCTGCCTCCGCCTCACTGAGTGGGCCAGCGGAGTCGTTCACATCGACATCACCAAACCTCGCCTGACCGGCGGTGGTGGGACGCTTGGTCATGCCTAGCATTTTCCTCTTTGCCTCGATGTACGCCGGGGAGTTTGTGAGTTTACTGATGCCCTTCTTGGCTGATATCTTGCCAACATTCTTCTTCAGTCCGTTCGCCATAAGTACCTCCTCTACGAAGCCTAGCGGTGATCACTCGCTCGACTCCGACATGGGGTCACCGCTTGTGACCTGCCAATGGATACCGTCCGTGCGCATTGGCCCCGGACGGTCTTGCATCCACTGGGCCACTTCGGCCTGTAATACCTAAAAACCTACCCGTCAGTCGGTCTGTCGGTCAAGTTCAAATCCCCGCAAGGGCCGATCTAGGGGCACCCTCCCATAATCAGGAGTCGTCTTTGGTTGTTTAAGGAGGCCCATGGCCGTTCGCTTCGTCATCAGGCCATCCCCCCCAGGCCGACCCGGCGATCAACCCGGACGGCTCCATCGGATCCACTGGGGAAATCTTTTGAAACTTTTTCCCGATGGTAGTTATTAGTTCTGGTTAACTGTATTACTATTGTTCTGGATCTGTTCATAGTCCAGGGAATTTCTCGGAAAATTTGGCAGAACAAAGCCATTCTCTGCCAGTTTCGGGGTGTTCTAAGTCTTCGCCCTCAATCCAAGCCTTTTGCGTTGCCATGGAAGTAGCGTTACCCCTCGATCCTCTAGCCATTCTCCAACAGATGCGGCCGTAAGCTCACTGCCACCTTCGATGGCCTCGCAGGCCCTCTGCATATCCCTGCGGACTGGGTCGCCTACGTGGTAGAACTTCATGCGGCCCCGTAACTGCTCTACCACATCTCCGTTGACTGCCATATAAGCTCCTTTCCAGTGGGATACCCAATAATTCGGGATATCGGTCGAAACGTCAAGGCGATGCGTGTTGGGTTGTACAAGCACGGGTGGTTGCCTGTAAGCAAGGGGGGCCTCCCCCCGGGTCAATAAACGGGTGTTTATTCGGATAAACGGATGTTTATTGGAGCCGTAAACATATGAAGCCCTGCGCCGATTCTGGGCGCTTGGCCGGGTCACCAGGGCAGCCCCCTCCGGGCCTCTCCCGGGCCGATTCCTGGGCCCTCCTGGGCCCTCCGGTCCCCGGGTCGGGCTCCCCGGACCCGTTCACGCGCGCCCACGTTGGTTCTGCTGGCACCCCAGGGGTTGCCCCTGGCCCCATAGCGCCCCCCTCCTGCCCACTGGACGCCCCCGGGCTCGCCATGGCACCCCCCGCCCCTCAACCGACACGAACCTCCCCAGATTGGATTGGGGAGACCCCAGGGCGACACCAGGGCGAGGCGGGGGCCAGGGCGAGGGGGGACGGCGACACCCAGGGCCGGGCACCGCGAAGACCGCCGTTGTTGAGGTCTCAGGCCCCTACCGGGCAATTCCCGGGGGAACGCACAACCGCCCCCAGGGCGGGGAGCCCCGGAGGCGGTAGCGGCCTTCCTGGCGCGCGCTGAACTACTCCACGAGGACGACCTCGCCAAATTGCACACAGTCCAGCCAAGACCGCGCCGGATGTCTTCCCGTTACCGCCCAGAGGACCGGGTAGGCAGGCGCCTGGGCCGGGTAAAAGTGACACTGGAGATCCGTCAGGTAGATCAGGGCAGCGGGTTCTTCCTCCGCCTCCTCCTCCACCCAACGGAAGGCGGGCCGGTAGTCGGTCCCGCACCCACCCCGATGCTCTAGGGTGACCTCCTCGCCACGCTCAAAAACTACCGGAACGCCCCGCAACGAATTGTCAGCGTATATGATCGTCGTGCTCGTGGGATCGGCCCCATCGACAATCGCCCGGACTTCCGCCTCATACTGGCCCAGGAGTGTACGGTCCACGCTCGCGCTTGTGTCGATCACCAGCACCAACGGGCCAACGCCGGACACCTGGCGGGACGGTAGATAAACGCCCAGCGGCGCCATGCTCTGGCGCGGTGCGGCCCAGGTTGAAGTTTCGTTCGTTGCGCGGTCTACGAATTCCGCCAGGACGGCCCGCCAATCAATCACGGGCTCTAGGATCCGGCCCACCGTGCGCCGCATTCCTTCCGACATTTCTCCACGGGCCTCCGTCAAGCTGGCGGCTTGGGTTACGGCCTGGTTCCAGCCTTCCGCCGTGGCGTCCTGGTCCTCTAGGTCGTCCCCGGTGGGCGCGTCCCGTACTTCCCCAGGTTGCGCCTCCTGGCCTCCTGGCAACGAATCGTCACTGGGGCCGTCGTCGTCGTCCTGGGCGCCTCCAGGGTCCGCCTGGTCGCCCTGGGCGCCATCCTGGCCCTGGTCGCCCTGGCCCTGGTCGTCGTCGTCCTGAGCGTCGTCCTGGGCCTCCTCCTGGCCCCCGTCCTGGGCGTCGTCGTCCGCGCCAGGCATAGGGTCCACCATTGCGCCGCCATCCTCGTCCGGCGGCGCCTCCACGGGGAGTCTATCGTAAATCCACTCAGCACTTCTACCGTCCCATTCCTGGGCGTACAACGCGCCCTCCGGTAGTTCGTAGCCAGCCCTCAGAATCTCGTAGTTGATGGCGTAGTCACAGGCCACGTTCCAACGGATCGGGCAACGCCCGCCCCGCCTCCACGGGTGACCCATTGCGCAGTGAAGGATCTCGTGGATTACCAGGCCGATGAGGGCCTTGAAGGCCAAGTCCAGAACGAACGATGGCGAGTAGCCAAGGCTGACCCCGTTTGTCCATGCGGTAGGACAAGTATCGTCCTCCACAATACGGAGGCGGAGCGCCAGGACGCCGAAAAATGGTTCGTCCATTACCAGTTTCGACATGGCCGCCCGGAACCTCTTTCCGGCGGCAGTCACTTGGCACCTCCGCCATATGCGCCGCCCATTTTCTTTTGGATCTCGGCGGCCTTGCGGGCCATTGCGGAACGCTTGCTCGGGTCATTCCGCAAGGTGTCCGCCTCCTCCTTGGTTAGTTCATCCTCCACAACTTTGCGGAAGGATTCCAGGCCGTCATCGTCCGTAAGGTTTAGACTTTTCAGCACCTCCACCTCCGCCCGGATGTTCTCGACTAGGGTGTCCTTAAATCCGAAACCCTTGTCCCCTTTCTGACGCGCCAGGGTGTCCGCCATCTTGCCAACGACGGCGCCGAGGCGGGCTTTGGCGTTCTCCATTGCGGCGCCCGTGGCGAGCCTGACCCTGGCGTCAATCTCCGCCCGGATGTTCTCGACCTCCTCCTGGCCCAGGCCCTCCACCCGGAAGTCCCCGGCGGCGGGTACCGCCAGGTTCTCGAATTCCAACGAGATCCGGTCCGCGATCCTATCAGAGTGCGGATAGTCTTTCTCGTTGAACAGGTCGCCCAGGCCGCCGTCGATGGCGGGGCGCCTGGCGTTGTCCACCAGCCTATCGTAGGCGGCCAGGAAGGCGCGCCGGGTGTCCTCAAAGGCCACAACATTCCGGCGCCTGGCCTCGTTGTAGGCGGGGGAGTTCTTGGTGGGCAGTAGCTGGACCCCGGTATCCCACTTGAGAGTGTGAAAGTAGTGGTCCGCCCTGGCGGTGTTCAGGGCGGTCTTAAGGTCGTCATACTCCTTGGTGTCACCCACCAAGAGAGACTTAATGAACCTCCCAGCGTTGGCCGTCCCGTGGGCCTCATTAACTTCCCTGGTCACCTGCTGATCGCGGCGCTTGGCGGACCAAAGGGAAGAAGTCATACGGACCAGGCGGGCCTTGAATTGCGGCCCCTGGTTGGTGGTTGTGTCGGTCATATCGTTTCTCCTGATAGTGGGTTAGGAGGTGAGTAGATCAGAGCCATCGACCAGGCGGCCAACGGGGCCAGCGAGTAAATCCGTCCAGGCCACGGTGTCCACTATGGCGGGGCGCCGCTTCC